AGTACCGCCAGGTACAGGCGCCCCGTGGCGCGTAAGTGCAATCCGTGTTACTGATAGTGGCGATGTGTATTGCAAACCAATTAATATTCGATGAGTTGGGGAGTTGCCCTTCGTAATGGAGTAGCTATCGGCTTAGGTAGTGTTATTACATTGTTTTCAGGCACTCGTGATAGTGGCGGATCCGTATCAAACCTTTTAACTGAAGCCAGTAATAATCTTGTACAAGAAGATAATGGGCTTATTTTGTTGGAGTAATTTATGACGGTTAGCATATCGTTATTTGCGGGGATTGGCGCGCAGTTTTTCACTAATGATGGCGTACCATTAGCAGGCGGATTAATTTATAGTTATGCAGCAGGAACAACCACGCCTAAAACAACTTACACAAGTAGCGCGGGTAATATTGCTCACACTAACCCAATTATTTTAAATTCCGCAGGACGCGTGCCAGGCGGTGAAATTTGGCTAACATTAGGTGGGTATAAGTTTATACTTGCTACATCTACTAATGTGACTATAGCAACATACGATAATGTATTTTCTATTGCGGGTGATTTTAATTCAATAGCTAATTTTACAGGTGACGGTACACAAACTATTTTTACTTTAGCTCTTTCGCCAGTAAACGAAAATAGCACTCAAGTTTATATTAACGGCGTGTACCAGAATAAAGATACGTATTCATTAACAAATGCGTCAATTACTTTTTCTCAAGCGCCCCCAATAACTTCTAAAATTGAAGTAGTATATAACTAATAGGAAATATTATGGCTGACTCAAAAATTAGTGCTTTACCAGCGTCAACAACCCCACTTGCGGGTACAGAAGTATTGCCTATTGTTCAATCTAGCACTACTAAACAAGTATCTGTTGCTAATTTAACTGCGGGTCGGGCAGTAAGTGCTTTGTCGGTTGCAACAACTACAGGGGCTAATTTTGCTACAACATCAGGTAATGTGGGCATAGGAACCGCAAGCCCATCAAATAAACTAGTTATTTTTGATTCGTCAGCACCGCAAGTAACATTTGATAATGGAACAAGTACGTTTATTGTTGGTAATAGTGCTGGTGGTGGAAATAATAAGATTTTGTATGGAACGGGTGCATACCCAATGATTTTCTATACAAATGCTACAGAGGCTATGCGTATTGATGCAACACAAAATTTACTAGTAGGTGCAACTGCATCAGGTGTTTCTAATGGTGGGATGCAATTATTACCAGCAGGAAATGGGGCTTCAATTCCTTTGATAGCTTCAAGTGGAAATTCATCTTCTAACGCTGAAGTAACAATGGCAGTTTATTCAACGTCTGCTGCACAGTATCAGTTTTATGTTGGTTACGCTGGAACAGTTTTTGCCCGTTCAATTGTAATTAGCGCGCTTTCTGATGCACGATTAAAAGAAAACATTGTTGATTTGGATGTTGGTCTTGATAAAATTATGGCACTCAAACCTCGTAAGTTTGATTGGAAAGAAGGTCAAGGAACCAACAAAAAGAATGTTCGTGGTTTCATTGCACAAGAACTTGAAGAAGTATTTCCAGACTTAATAGATGAATGGCGAGACCCTGCACCTGAAGGTGAAGAACCATACAGGTCTGTTCGCCAAGATTTAATGCCAGTTTTGGTAAAAGCAATGCAAGAACAACAAGCCTTAATTACTGCATTGACTGCCCGTATTGAAGCCTTGGAGAACAAGTAATGTCTCTAACAAAAGTTTCATATTCAATGACAACTGGCGCGCCAGTTAATGTATTTGATTTTCTTAGCGATGCACAAAGAGCTGATGTTTTAGCAGGTACAGCTTTAATAGATTGCGCGCCTCAAATACAGGCAGCTATGACTTACGCTTGGCAAAATCAAATTGAGTTATATGTCCCTGGTGGGACATATTTATTAAATAGTATTTCTGAGACATTTGACAGTAGGGATTGTGCGTTATATATAAATAATGGTTTTGTTGGTCAGTATCAATACCAACCATTTAAGATGCGTGGGGCAGGTCGTTGGGTAACTAAATTTTTAATTAAAAACAATGTAGGTATTGATGTTGCTTTATGCCTTATATTTAATGGTGAAGGCGGTGGTGTCTCAGATATTGCCATATCTTGTGAAAGTGGAACTAATGTATTTGCTTGTTTTCAAAATGGTGGCGCTGGCCCAAATACAGCAGATCGTCTTTGGACAGGTGGTGCATTAAATGGATACTATCAAAACGGCGGTGCAGTAGAATATAACGATTGCGTATCTGAATTTGCTGGTGGATACGGATTCCAAATATATAACGCTTTTAATACAATTTTAGATAAATGCACATCATTAACTGCTACTACTGCTGGACTAGGTGTTATAGCAGATACTTCTGCTGCACAAGACCCTTATCAAGCACTCGCTGGTATTTGTGTTTCTAACTGTACTTTTCAACAACAAGCATCGTCAGCAGGTGTTGGTGCTATTTTTGACATAAATCAATTTACAGATACAAATGTCAGTATAGTTAATACTGTTTTTGGAAATAATGGATTTAGTACAGGTGGTAGTGGTCAGCCTAACAATCAATATGGTTTTCTTGTTCAACAATGTTCAAATATTAGTTTTACTAATTGTCAGTTTCCATTAAATAAATTTGGAAACATAATTAATAACGCTAGAAATATAATCTTTACAAATTGCACGTTTTCAGCAACGGGTTGGCTATTAAACACAGTAACTGGAACAAATTGGGAATGTGCTGATCTAGCTATTAGTACATCAGGGGGTTCATTTCCTACAAATGTAACTGTAGTTGGATGTCAATTTATTGATAGTTCTGGGTATGCAATTAAAGGCAATTCATATAATTCAATTACGTTAATAGGCAATACATTTAATAATTGTGCAAATGGTGGTTTAAATACTGCTGGTGCAAGAGTTAATTTAACAAATGCAACTGTAGGTGATTCTTATGTTTACTTAATTCCATCTACCACAGCATCTAATTTTAAATTTGTTAGTAATAATATTATTAATGATGCTTCTTATGTTACTGGTAGGTTCGGTATAAAAATAAACGCTGCAACGGCTGTTCCTGCTGCTGGTAATGTGCAAATATTTGGGACTACTTTAGCTGGTGCTTTAGGCTCAAATTACGCTTATACAACAGCAACTGCTTTACAAGCAAATTCTTGGTATATTTTTAATGATTTACTTGCAACTAGTACACCACAAAATTTCCCAACTGTAGCTGATGCAAACGCACCAAATTCAACGCTTTATTACTCAAGTACAGCATCAAGATTAGTATGGAAAGATAGTGGTGGAGTTGTAAATAACTTATATTAACCGTATCAATTTAGCAAACTGCTTGACAAAGTAAAAGTTTAAGAATATATTTTGTAACAACCGTACTAGCCGTTAGCTAGGGATTCTTAGGAGTCATAGATGTCTGAAGAACAAGAAGTAGTCTTAGCGGACTCAACTGCCGCGCCAGAGCAGGTAGCAACAGCAGCTCCTGATACTGAAGTAACATCGCTGGAAGAAAAGCCACTTGAAGCATCTAAAACCTTCACACAAGAAGAATTAGACGCCGCAATTGGAAAACGACTTGCAAGAGAACAACGTAAGTGGGAAAGAGAACAGAACGCCAAGCGAGCAGAAATGCAAACAAGGGCGATTCCAGCCGAAATCCCGTCAGTCGATTCGTTTAACTCGCCCGAAGAATATGCTGAAGTATTAGCAGAACGTAAGGCAGAAGAACTACTCGCTAGGCGTGACCAAGCTAGAGCGCAGTCTGAACTTTTAGAGTCTTACCACGACAGAGAAGAAGAAGCTCGGACGAAGTATGATGACTTTGAACAAGTCGCATATAACCCTAAGCTACCAATTACTGACGTGATGGCTCAAACGATTCAATCTTCTGATGTTGGCCCCGATATGGCTTATTACCTAGGGACTAATCCAAAAGAAGCTGAACGTATATCTCGCTTATCACCTTTCATGCAGGCCAAAGAAATAGGGAAGATTGAAGCAAAGTTAAGCGACAATCCGCCTGTAAAAAAGACTTCAAACGCTCCTGCACCGATTGCACCTGTCACAGCTAGAGGTTCTGGCTCGCCAGCATACGATACAACTGATCCTCGTTCGATTAAGAACATGAGTACGTCAGAATGGATTGAAGCTGAACGAAACCGACAGATCAAGAAGTACGAAGCATTGAGAAACCGCTAACTATTTTATAAAAGGACTTTATTATGTCAAATTCGATCTTAACGATTGATATGATCACAAGAAAAGCTCTCGAAATTCTTGAGAACAACCTTGTGATTACTCGTAACGTAAACCGCCAATACGACGATTCTTTCGCCGTTGAAGGTGCCAAAATTGGATCAACACTCCGTATTCGTCTACCAGACCGTGCTTTGGTAACTGACGGTGCCGCCTTGCAAGTTCAAGACGACAACGAACAGTTCACAACTTTGACTGTTGCTAGTCAAAAGCACATCGGTGTCAATTTTACATCTGCTGAATTAACTATGCAGTTAGATGACTTCGCTGAGCGTGTTCTAAAACCTCGTATTAGCCAGTTAGCCTCAAGTATTGATGCTGACGTAGCTACATCTTACAAAAGCATTTATCAGTCTGTTGGTACACCAGGCACAGTTCCATCAACTTCTTTGGTCTTATTACAAGCCCAACAGAAATTAAACGAAGCTGCTGCTGTAATGTCTCCACGTTGTGCTACTGTAAACCCAGCCGCTAACGCTGGTTTGGTTGAAGGTATGAAAGGTTTATTTAACCCAGTTGACACTATCAGCCGCCAGTTTAAAAACGGTATGATGGGTGAAGGCGTATTAGGGTTTGACGAAATCAACATGAGCCAATCTATCAGTCAGCATACAACTGGTACAACTCCAACTGCACCAATCGTAGCTACTGCACCAAGCACTCAAGGCACAACATCGTTAGCAATTAGCTTTACTAGCGGTTCACCAACTTTTAAAATTGGCGACGTGTTTACTATTGCTAACGTGTATGCTGTTAACCCACAAACCCGTCAGTCAACAGGTTCATTACAACAATTTGTTGTAACTGCTGATTTGAATATTTCTTCAACCACAACTGGTACGCTAACAGTATCACCAGCAATGTACACATCAAGTAATGCCTTGGCAACAATTGATTCGTTCCCTGCTGCTAGTGCTGTTTTAACTTTCTTAGGTGGATCCGCAACAGCTTACCCACAAAACTTGATCTATCACAAAGATGCGATCACTTTTGCGACTGCTGACTTGTTATTACCACAAGGTGTAGACATGGCTTCACGTCAAGTTCACAACGGTATTTCGATGCGTATAGTACGTCA